GAACCACAAGCGCTTACTACTATTTGTTGACCTGTTACAAATGCGTTTGGATTAGCCAGCATAAGTGTTGCCACGTTATCTTGTAATGCTGTGCCTACTACTGGGGCATCATTGTGCCATAAGTATTCGCTAATCAGGTCTTCTGCCGATTGACAACATTCTTCTACTGTTGCATCAGAGTAGAGAGACCCAATTCCGAGATTCGCTCGCAATTCCGCTGTTGTAACAAACGTGGCTGGCATCTCTACTCCTTTGCTAATAGCTCTCTGGGGCTAGGGCTACTAAACCCCAGAGATTACTGATTTGTTTTTAGTTAAGGTTGAACTTAACGATGCCGTTAGGCATTTTTGCAATAGTGGCCATATAACCATAAATTGCAACCTGTACCTGCAAGTTAGATACCACGTTAACAGACATAAATGCCTGTGGTGAGCGGTACACAGTAAATGCTTCTGGTGCAAGGATTACAGCAGAATCATCTACAGTAGTTGTAGCTGCGAAGTTCTTATCTACATATAGATCTAATCCTAGAACGTTGCCTCTAATTGAAGTAGGCGCTACTGCTCCGCCTGCGTTCATCGGTTGGCTGGCACTGTAGATTGGGCGACCAGTGTTGTCTGTTGCTTGTAGAAGAATTCCCCATTGTGATGGGTTAGCAATATAGTTATTTGCAAAATAGCCAGTAGCTGTATAAACCTTACGGGCTGCATCGCTAGCGAACTCAATAATACCGTTTGAATCTGCATCGCAACCTGATGAGTACTGACCTGCGGCAACTAGTGCAGCAAGGACTGTGGTATCAAGTCTTTGTAAATAAGCATTTTCTAACTGCTGTGTTAATTCAGCATAGAAACTTGGGTCTGAGCGCTCTAACAACTCAACAGATAGTGTGTTCATACCGCTGTACTTAGATACAGTACCAGTTAAGTATTGGCTGACCATATCTGTATTGGCAACTGCGCCGCCTTCGGCTTCTACAGTTACAGTTGGTGCTACACCAGTTCCACCACCAGCAGAAGTGACAAGTGACGGTACATTGATAGTAAGACCACTTTGCGGCAAGGTGCCTTGACTGCAAGCATCTAGGGCAGGTGTGCTAAAGCGTGTATTTGTTACAAACTCTGTTAAGTATTGTGTTGGATTAAATCCTAATCCATTGTTAGCAAAATCATCAGCTGCTGCGATGTATAGTTTTGACTCATCATTACCTAATGCAGCTTTAATCTTGTGCTCTGTGTATGAACCCATTGAAGTGATAGGTGTACGTACACGTGTTTGAATTAATGGTGCTGTAATTACTGGGCGTGCGGCTTCTACTGTAGGAGTAGCAGCCTCTGCCTTTGCTTCTTGTGGCGCTGTTGCTAAATCTTCCACAGGAGCCTCGCTTTCTTTAGTTTCGATTGGTGTCTCTGCTTCGTTTTCACTAGCAGCAACTTTAGTTACTTGCGCAGCTGTAAATGCTGGGCTTTCTACCAGGCTAACCTCTCTTAGTGTTGCACTGGTTACATATAAATACTCTTTTTTCTGTACGGATTTATTTACATCTACACCGACAGATAGACCATCGATTAATTGCTCGCCAGCAAGGATTAAAGCATCTTGGCCTTGCATAGATGAGCTGATCTTAAATGATGCGTAAATTCCGTCTTGCTCTTCATTAAATTTTTGCATGCGACCTATTGGGCGCTCTGGTGCATGTTGCATAAGCATCTTCACCTTGCCAGGATCGCCTATTGCGATTGATCCTTTAGCAAATACGACCTTACCAACGGAAGTATTGCCTACCTCTTCAAAAGGTACGATCTTGCCAGCGATAATCCTGCGCTCTGTATCGGCAGCTTCTATAGCGCTACTGAATGTAAGTTTCATCTTCTGTTTCTCTTCCGTTAGGTGTCATTTGTTCCATTTCCTTTGCTTGTTCCACATCAATTAAACCTAGAGATAGCATTTTTTCTAATGCTTCTAGGCGCTTCATTGTGTCAGCTCTTAGGAATGATTCTTCTACTGCAAACTTAACTACATGGCCATGTGGAGTAATATCATCCATGCTTAGACGATCTTCAATAGCACAAATAAACGGCTGCAATGAGTAGGCTACAAATTCTTTGCGACCATCAATAATATTCTGATAAGTCATTGAATTATTCATATCTGCACTTATGTAATATGCAGGTACGTTCATTGCTCTGGCGATTTGAGTTGCTAAATATTGCTGGCTGTCGTTATACATCATGTCTTTTGGACTAAAACCAACCGCTTCGTAAGATAATGTGCTTGTTAAATATGCTGTGCTTCTATTTTGACGTGCTGATTTCCATGCGGCTAATAATCCTTGTACTTGCGCTTCTGGCATATCTGCACCAGTGTTTTTAATAAATCCTGTAGCCATTGGTGTTGCAGCGGATACGGCTGCGGCTTTTTCTAAATCTAATGCGCTTTGAATTGTACGTGCTGAGGTTTGTAATACGCCTTGTGTTAATCCTTGAAAAGTGATAAGGGAACCAATGCCAGACATTGGAGATTCAACGCCATCTACATAATACTGGCTAACTTCTGTGCCAAATTTATTTGTAGTAAATGTAACTCTGTTATTTGCTATCCACTCAAATCGGGATGGTCTTAAATCATCTGCATATAATTCTGTTACACGCCAATATGCAACACCATAAAATAAAAGACTATCGACAGTCCATGATATGGTGACGGATCGTGGTTGCCGATAGTCTGGCTGCTCTATCCAAAGAGGGTTCCCCAACTCCTCACCATTTGACTTTTTGTAAAGCTTCAATGGCAAGTAGGAAACTACACCAGCTATAAGATTTCTGCAACGTGAAACCGCAGGTACTTGCATTGCGAAATTACGATCTAATCCACCTGGAAAATTACCAACACCAGTCGTAAATGAACCATAGCCATAAGCTGTGTCCATAATTGCAGGGGCATATTGCGCTTGGACGTTTTCAGTTTTTTTATTTATACCCAAAGCAGACAATAGACCCATAGGCATACTTTATACCATAAAACGGACTAATGGTGCAAGTTAGACAAAGATTTGTGCTGTTTTTTGTGGCTTTGTTAATTCAGATACGACCATAGCCAAAGATATTGCAGCTGTAACATCACCAGCGGATTTACGCCTAATAATACGCCAGCCAGCATCATTGGTTTTAGCTGCGCAGTTATTAAGGTGCTGTACTAAGTCTGCCTGACCAGAATGAACCACACGATTGTTTGCCAGACCATCTGCTAAGTCCGAACATGCTTGATAGAAGGCTTGACCAGATACATCTTGCATGCGCCAACCGCTTTGCTCTAATTTTGTGGCTATTGTTTGCGTGGCGTACTTGTCAAAACAGATTACGTGTGGATGGTACTTTCTTGCCCACTCATTTACATCACTTGCCATCTTAACTTCATCTATTGCTATTTCGCTATGCCAAAGCTGTGCAAGTCCTACCGCTACTTTACCATCTTTTATCTGACCCATTACTAAAGCGCCAGATCTTCTAGTAGGTGCAATATCAAAGGCCATTATAGTCTGAGGGCCGACAGGGATTTCTAATGTGCTATCACTACATGCTTCAATGCTGCCGTAAGCGAATGGGCTTTGTGTGCTATCTACCCACTGACAAAGCATTTCCGTACGTGTAGCTTCTATGCTGTTTGTATTTACTGCTTCTTCTAACGTTTCTTCTGTTACTAAATATCCTAATGCTGGATTAGCCATAGCCCAGGCTTTGCGATCATTTATTTTACAATGCTGTGGCGCTGACCATTCATAATAGCCAAGTGTCTGTGGTGGGTAGGATAATGAGCGCTCTCTTAAATCGTTTAATACTGTACTAAATCCATCACCTGCGTTACTTGTCATTAATGTCATTGAGTTAGGCCTTGCACGTGTTACTGGTAATGCAGCTGTAAAGGCTTCTTCTGACCATTCACGTAATTCATCTAAATATAAGAAATCTGCGGTCTTACCACGTGGCGCAGCTCTAGTTGCGGCAGCTATTTCATAGCGAGCGCCATTTTTTAATATAATTGATTCTTGCCCATTAGCTAGACGTATCTGCCTTACTTGATCTTTTAAAAATGGATTATCTTCTATTGTGTATGCAACGTGCGTAAATGTATCTAATGCCATATTTCGATTAGATGACATACCTAGTACATTCTTAGAACCCCACAAAAATAGATGACTCAATATAAGCATGCGTGCTAGGTGAGTCTTTCCCGATTGCCTGCTAACTAGAATTAATCCAGTTTTCTTGACCCACATATCGTTTTCATCTACAGATAACAGATCATCTAATACCCAGCGTTGCCAAGGTATAAGCGGCATCCCAATTTGTTCAGCTAATTGTGCTACTTCTTCAGATTTTGTAGCACATTTTAGTAAAGGCGTGTGGATTCTAGGCTCGGTGCTGCCAATTAGCCCGACCCCTCGTTTGATCTGACTTGATTCAGTATTAGTTTGCATCAAAATCCAATGTATCTGGTTTATTAAAAGGTGAGTCTGGCACTGTAATTGTGGTCTTAGGGAGAGAAGAGTCGGGAAAGACAGGGGGGTTCCCC